TGGATAGATGAACTAGATGCTAAGAAGATGCAACTAGAGATGGTAGTGCAAAACACAGGATTAGTAGGGATAGATTCATCAAATTTCCTTGAGGAGTTTGAGAAAGCTTCTCTTGGAGAGATGTCGAAAGAGCAGTTAGATAGCTGGAAAGATTTATCTGGAGCTATCAAAACATTGGAAAATGCTTTGCCTAAAGAAGCTACCTTGGCATCAATCCTTGCGCAGTCTTCAAATTTCGCAAGCGAAAAATCTAAAATAGAGGGTGAAGCTTGGGATAGAAAGATATATGAAGATATGCTTCTAGCTTCTCAGTCCCGTTTGCAAGAGATAGAAGAGAGTACAAACCTTGCAGGAGTTACTTATCAAAATTATCTTGCAGAATTTGCAAAGGCTCAGAGCGGAGGTCTCACCGAGGAGCAACTAGAAGATTGGCAAGAGATGGGCGATGCACTATTAGATGTACGAACATCTGCAAAGGCATTAGAAACCACATTTGATTCTTTGGCACTATCTGCACAGTATGCATCTGTAGCCTCAAACTTTGCGATGAGTCAGATGGATATGCGTGGCGAATATGATGCAGATGTATATCAACAAGCTATTGATGCCACTGGAATCGCTTTGGCATCGGTGCAAAAAAATACAGGACTATATGGCATAGATAGCTCAAACTATCTCTCTGCATTTTCTTCTGCAAATCAAAGCGGTTTAAGCTCTGAAGAGTTAGCGGAATGGGAGGCTCTAGGAGATGCTTTGCTTACAGTTGATTCTACATTTGCAGATGCAATATCCGCTATGGATGCAGAAAAAGCAAAGATAGAAGAGCTTATCTCTAGTTTAGATGGGTTACAGCTCTCACTGGAAGAGAGAATTAGTTTTTACGAAAATGGAGCAGTTGATACTACAAATACTCTACAGATAGAAGATATGATAGCAAAGATAGCAAACACTAGCGATTCAGATGAAATGATAGCACTGACAGAAGAGTCTATGTCTATGGTAGATTCCTATTATAGTGAGCAGACGGCACTACTTACATCTATGATAGATGCACTAGATACTTTGCAAAACTATGTAGACAATGCTAGATTGGACACAAATAAGCTAGTAGAGTCTCAACTGAGTTACTCTTTTTACCTACAAAAAGTTACGGATTCTGTATCTACTCGAAATGCAGAACAGTTCTCTAGTCTTGTGGATATGCTCACCAAGAGTGCAGATGCATATCTTGGGAATGTACGAGATACGGTCTCTACAACTGCACAGTACGAACACGAGAGAAATATCGTATTGAACGATTTGGAAGATTTGGCAGATAATAAAGACCCCCTCATTTCTGCAATAAATGATTTACAAGAGGAAGCTGTATTTTGGCTAAAAAGCATAAACGAAGCTGTGGGTGGTCTAAGCTCTTCATATTCTGCTTCGGTGGGTGGGTACAGCAGTCCTACAGCCGTAAGTGTTGCCTCTGCACCTGTGGCAAGTGTTGCGCCTGAACCTGTGAGTACCGCGTTAACTACAGCCGATTTAGTAGGACATGTGTATAAGGATATTCTTGGTCGTACAGCAGATAGTGCAGGTCTAGCATATTGGACGGCACAGGTAGAGTCTGGCTCCGCCGTTAATTTTTCCAATTTAGGGGAGTCTTTGGCTGTTGCAGAACTAGAAAACGGAAAAATGAGTAGGGATGCATTTGTAAAGCTTCTCTATACAGAAGGACTCTCTCGCAATCCTAATCAAGCCGAAATTGACTACTGGGCAGATGATAGCGGACTCAATGGTGCAGGAATGATACAAAGCTTTATTCAAAATGATTCTAGCTATCATCACTTTGCAGAGGGTGGGATTGTCACGGGACCGACAAGAGCTTTGATTGGTGAGGCAGGATATAGCGAAGCGGTCATTCCTCTAAAAAATCCCAATGATCCATTGGGGCAAAAAGAGCTCATAGAAGTGCTAAGAGAAGAGCTTGGAGAGTTAAGGAGAGAACTTAAAATGATAAGAGATAGTAATAAAAATATTGATAGAAACACAAAAACAAGCAGGATCGCAATATGAATTTTTTAGAGCCTCTTCGAGGAGATAAAATCGTATCCGCGGATGGCGTGACTTATGAAGTAGGCTACTATCAAGCCCCTTCATTTTCTACAGGTATAGTCGATGAAGGCTATGCAGAATATAGTGCATCTACTTCTTTTGATCTCAATGCCTATTGCAAAGTAAGCGAACTGAATGCTATATACCGTTCTTCTACAGCAGGGAATGTGGGGAACTTTCCCCCTGCAAATCCTTATGTTTGGACTTTTTGGGGTCCAGTAAATAGTTACAAAATGCTTGCTGTAGATGAATTTATTGGGTCACAAACCTATGGATATAATGCTGTATTAGAGTTTGACTTCTCTGAGTCAACAGCCTTCTCTCTCTTGGATATGGAATTTTATTTTTTGAAGATAGAGCAGATAGATGATAGTACAGGTGATATTGTATATACAGAAGAGTTCCACGGTCGAGATGTCGGTTGCTTGAGCTATTATGATTATTTTTACGCAGAGGCGAAAGATTTAAACACAATATATAGGGGAGAATTGGAATGGCTACCACAGTCAACTTTGCGATTCACTTTTACGCAAGGGGTACAAATAGGGGTGGTAGTTATGGGCAGGCTAGAGCCGTTAGGCTGTACGCTGATGGGAACATCGCTCAAATATGAAGATACTTCTACTATTCAAAAATCCGAGGTGACAGGATTTAGAACAATTACGAGATATGGACATATCAAAATATTGTCTGCTTCAGTGATGATAGAGTTGGATATTTTTGATATTGTAGCTCAAAAAATATCTCGAATAATTGGTACGAATATTCTTTTTGTGCCAACAGATTCGGACAAATTCTCAGAAACAATAACTCTTGGGTATTTTGAAGAATTTGAAATACCTTTGGAAAACACACAATCCACAAAAACACAATCCACAATAATAGGAGTAATATAATGCAACAACTAACACCACTAGATGTATATTTGGGAGTAGTTCCCCTAAAGACCGACCAAACACCTGTAGAGTTTACTACAAATGTTCAGAACTATCTAAATTATTTTAATGATAAGTTTACACCGCAGACAAACATACTTGTGGGAGACATGAATATTTTAAGCGAAGAGTTGGAGTATTTATCAACCCTTTTCGGTGGAGCAATAAATTACAAAGGTATCTACAGCTCTACAATTGTCTATAAAAAAGGAGATAGTGTTTCTATTGGTGCAGCACAATATATCTCGAATATAGAGCCAAACCCACATGCACCTACTGGGGAGAGTGACGAAAATTGGTTAAGGGTAGATAAAAGTAAAAGACTAGAAGCAGATTTGGATGCCAATGGGCATGTGATCTTTAATAATACGCTTGGGTCTCAAACAGGGTTTAGCTTGGATTTAGAGAAAGGAAATTTTCTAAGTGCTACGCTTGAACAAGATGAAGCAATAGAGTTTCTAAATATACCAGCTGGTACAACTAGATGGTATATAGAACTCTCGGCAAATGGATATACTGTGGTATGGCCAGAATCTGTTTCTTGGCCAGATGAGGGTTATGAGCCAAACTGGAATGAGACAAATGTAGAGACTGCCTTTTTTTATAGCACAGATGGTGGGGAAAATATTAGGGGGTTGAAATTGGGAGGGTACAAAGAAGCTAGTCCGAAGTTGGTAGCGTATATTACACAGGGGGATGCTCCAATGACTGAATCTCTTCGAGCTTGGAGACTAGACGGAAGTCTTAGCTACAGCTCCAGCAACCCGCCAGAGCCTTTTACTTATGCTTGGAATTTGGAAAAACCTACATCTAGCACGACCTATCTTAGAGATGATGACACCCTTTTCCCTTATCTTTATGCGGATGTTGAGGGTACATATACTGCTACGCTAACGATTTATACAGAAACGGAAACAAGTTCTTTTTCAGTTTCTACTATTACAATGGAAAATGTTACTCCGTACCATACTGATGGGACTTGGGAGGGTGAAAATGTGTTAGATGGAAACATATCAAACCTTCTCCGTACCCCTGCGTATAATTACTCTTGGTATACAGACGACTCTTCGGTATATCCCTATTCTTTTATCTATATTTTTGATACTGCAACAGTAATGTCTATGATTGTTTTGCAAGGTAGACCACCATCACCTAGTTATTATCAGGCTCCAGATACATATACTTTAGAGATACAGAAAGAGAATGAAGAAAATTGGATAGAAGTTGCTAATGTAGTGGATGATAATAGTTTGCTTTCTACGACAGCAATTATATTTGAATTTGAGGAGCAAGCAGTTAAAAAAATGCGTATGGTGGCAACCTCTGCGATTAATGGGGTGACTGACTCAAGGATGGTTTTATCCAATTTATTTTTCTTTAAAAAGGGGACGCTATGATGTACGGAGAAGTAATAAATAATGTTTTTACAGGTGTATTGGTACAACGCGGAAAGATATATAAAAATAAGAGAGTAGGAATAAACACTACAAATGCAGAATATATAAAGATGGGTCTGTATCCAATAAAAGGGAATATCCCTCCATTTAATCCCTCTACTCATAGCATAGCAGATAAAGAATATATAGTCAAAGAAGAATATATTCTCGTAAAATATACAATAGAAGAGAGAGACCTTGCTTTGCTCAAAATAGAGAAAAAAGCTTCTATCAAAAGTGCCTTTGCCACCGCTACAGTAAGACCTCGTGTTGCTCTAACGCTAGAGAATGGCACAGAAATAGAGGTAGATGGTGGTCGTGAAGACAAGGACAATTTTGACGAAGAGTACAAGAGATTACAAAGAGCAGGGGCTACTAGTACTGTGCTGAATGATTCGGACAATCAGAAGCATCCTTGTACTGATGTAGATATATTTAACGCTTATACCGCGATTATAGATAATTTTGCTTTGGCTATGCAAAAGAAATGGACACTGGAGGGAGCTATAGATTCGGCTACTTCGCTGGAAGAGTTGGAGGCTGTGGTATGGGGGTAGAGTATAAAGATATTATTTTGTCTCCTCGACGAGATAGACGGTTTATTGTGCTTAGTGCGATTTTGTATAAAGATGTGATTGTACCAGAAGGGTACTCTACCAATGGAGCAGATATCCCTAGAGTCTTTTGGACGGTTATACCGCCAAATGACACCTCTATACTTCCTGCTGTGATTATCCATGACTATCTCTGTGCGATAGAGGAGTATGAAAAAGCTGACGACTATTTTGAAGAGATACTCATAGCTTTAGAGATTGCTAGATGGAAAAGAGTGGTCTTGGTTGGTGCGGTTAGGCTGTATCATTACTGGAAAGGAGGTATAAAAAATGAATGATGAAGAGAGAGCCTTGAATCAGCTCCGCGTGGAGTTTGAGAGAATGATTGTTTATCAAAAGCAAACAACAAAAAATCTTAACAAAATAGCGTTGATAGTTGAAAAACTATCTGCAAATGCTGTGCGGATGGATTCGGTTGTGCGTAGGATAGAGAGTCTGGAAAATGATAGAAAATGGACTATTAGAACCGTCTTAGGAGTGTTCGCCACTTCAGTAGTTGGAGCATTTACTGCTTTAAAAATACATTATTAGGAGAATATTTTGGAAGATAGAAAGCATAAAAAAATGCTAGAAAGTAAAACAATGTGGACAGCAACAGCTGTAGGTGTGATTGGTGCAGTAATTCAATTTGCACCAACTGTTCAGGAATTTATCCCATCACAATATTATGGTGCTGGGATGATGATTTTAAGTTTTGTTTTTGCAGGACTCAGAGCAATCACAACGCAACCAGTAGGAGGTGCAAAATGAGAAAAATGATATTGATGATATTGATGATATTGATGATATTGATGATGATTGGGTGTGATAGTACTACTCGTGTAGTGGAAGTGGATAATGGAGAGGAGATAGCTCTAGCAGATGGGGAGAGTGTGCAAATGCCTCAACCAAATGTCACAGCTATCACGGCTACCGAAGAGGGGGTCGTGATCAATACAGGGGCAGAGTCTTTGACTACTGTCACCATCACCTCTGTTGTCACGAATACTACAACAACAGAAGAGCAAACTCTAGCTGAAGAGAAAAAATCAGAGGATCAAGAGGAAGATATAGCAGTTGATGAAGAACAAGAAGAGAGTGCAAATCCTTTGTGCTTTGTAAGTGCTGGGACGCAAGAAAAGATGATCGAGGATTGTGAAGATAATGCTACTACAGAGGAGTGTGACGCTCTAATTTGCAAGGAGCTGTATGATGAGTAAAAATAGTATAATTGAGGAGATAGTAAGAAAAGAAGGTGGGTTTGTTAATGACAAAAAAGATAGTGGCGGAGCAACAAAATACGGCATTACCAAAGCTGTAGCTAGAAAATATGGGTATACAGGTGCGATGAGAAACCTTGCTCTAAAGACAGCAAAAGAGATATATTCAAAAAGGTATTGGGATAAGATGAATCTTGATTCTATCTTTGCCATTAGTCCTAGTGTAGCTAAAGAACTAATGGACACAGGGGTAAATATGGGTACAGGAAGAGCTGGTAAGTTCTTGCAGCAGTCTCTTAATGCACTACTCCCAAAAGCAAAACTAAAGGTAGATGGGGCTATAGGGCAAAGAACACTATTGCAATTAAAAGTCTTTATCAACAAAAGGGGGATGAGAGGGCAGGAAGTCTTAAGAGTAATGCTTAATTCTCTCCAATGCACTTTTTATATTAGGCTTACAGAACGCAGACCTAAAGATAAACGCTTCATTTTTGGATGGGTTTCAAATAGAGTTTTGTCATCTTAGTATTTTGATTTTGGTGCAAGTGTGTGGTGAGTGTGCTAAGCTATGCCCTACAGGATACCTTGGCAGGTAGTAGGTATAGCTTGGGGGGTAGTTGTATTAGGCAGTAGCTTTTGCTTGTGCTAAACGCTCTGCAAAGGATAGGTTTTTTTCTTCTATCTCTAATGCTTTGTTTGTTATTTGTAGCAGATAATTGACTACTGTGCGAGTATCTTGTTCTAGCTTGAGTGCGTCTTGTCTATCTTGTAGAGTACTCCACCTACCCAAGATTCCTGTACCCATCCCAAATTGCTTTGCTAGGTTTTTCTCATCTTTGCTTGCAAGCTCCAGAATAAAGACACTTGCATCTATGGTAAGGTTCTCTTTAGCAAACTTATCTACCAGCTCTTTCCATAGCCTATCTGCTAAAGAGATAGTTGCAAATCCTACTGTTTGCTCCTTTTTGACTATCTTTCGTATACCTTTTGCTACTCGTAGCTCCAGCTCTTGATGTAATCTGCTCTTCTCTTGTTTGCTATATGTTGCTAACATTGTGCCACATATAGAGGCAAAGATAAGAGTTCGTCTGTTTTTCTCTGTCATTTTATAGTTCCTCTTCATTTTTGATTATCATACTAGAGATAATTTTATAATTTTCGTCCTATCAAGACGATAGGCATAACTTTGTGCATTAGTTCTTCATCTATCTTGCCTAATGCTGTTAATAAATCTGTTACAAATCTGCGATACTCCATAGATAGTTGGGGGATAAACAAAGCATTTCTGCTTCGTAGTAGTTTGGTAAATTTTTTGATGCTATCTTCTATTGCAATTTCTCCTAGATCATCGCTACTGTTGTAGCATAGTTCTATCATTTGAGCCTCTTGTTCTGCCAAGAGCTTGATCATTTCAAAGTACTCTTCCAACTATCTAGCCTTTGGGGCATAGTCGCAAGGGAATCTTAGAGAGAGCTGTCTTATGCCGTTTATTGTTGCTCCAACATTTATATCTGCTTTGCTAAAGCTATAGAGTATGCAGGTACGATTACTAATCCAATATTGGCACTCTTTGCATCCAAATGCCGTAAATAGTGTAGGTTTTGCTTGGTTCATTTTGTCTCCTTGTATACCTCTAGGGCTTGTTTTGTTTTATATTTGTTTGCTTCAGTGAAAACTTCTATGGCAAGATTTTTGTCCCTATTACCAAGAATCTCTACTCCATAGAGAAGCATTCCTGATACAAAAGCCATTCTCATCTCTGCTCTTTGTTGTTCTTCCGCCTCTTTTGGTATCACTCTGCTCTCAAAGTCTTCCCAATACTCTTGTACTGTCATCTATATCTCCTCTATTGTAATTTTGTAGGTTTTTCCCTTTTCTAAAAGGATGTCTGCTGTGTTCTCGTAAAGAGAAAATGATGCGTCACTTACTCTTTTTATAACCGAGTAATCTTCTAGGTCACATTCTCCAGTGAAACAATATTTTAGTTTTTGAGCTTTTGTAAATATATCTTGGGGAGAATCCTCTTCTATCTTTGGTTCTTTCTCTTTTCTACATTGCTCTCGAATCTCTTCTCTTGTTGCATCTATATCAAAGAGAAGTTGCTGTTTATCAGGGTCTTTTACTCTAGCTAGTTCTTGTATTATCTCCATCCCATAGGTTCTATCGCTACCTCTTATGGCATTTATTAAATGCTCTGGTAGTTTTGTGGCTCTTAGGGCTTTGGAGATGTAGCTTGGGCTTTTGCCTATGATATGGGCTAGTTCTCCTCCTGTGTAGTTGCCTGTCTTTTGGAGTTCTAGTATATAGAGGGCTTCCTCCATTGCTGTAAGGTTGTCTCTTTGTATATTCTCTACTAGGGCTATCTCCATGATCTCTTTATCCGTTGCTTGTAGGACATGGCAACGGATAGTTTTGAAGTCTGTATATTTTGATATAGCTTGGTATCGTCTCTCTCCTGAGACTATCATATATTGTAAATCTCTTTTGCTTACGGCTATAGGCTGTATAAGCCCCTGTGCCTTGATACTTTGTGCTAGTTCCTGTAGGGACTCTTGGTTGAACTCTTTCCTAGGTTGGTTGGGATTTGGAAAGAGTTGATTTATTGGTATCTCTGCAAATGGAGTGATACCTTTTGTATTTGGGCTTCTTGTTACTTTGGTCAGGAGTGCTGTATCGAGTTTGCCAAGTATCTTTCTTTTAGGATGTGTAGAAGATGGCATCTAGCACCTCCTCTATCTCTGCTATGGCTTTGCTGTTATTCGTCTCGTAGACACTAGCACCTACCTGCATTGCATCTTCATAGGTTTTGCGTCTGCGTACTACAGGACTATATAGTGTGGCGTTAGTAGCCTCTACAAGCTCTCTTATCGCAGAAAAGTCTTTGGCTAAAGGGTGTATATTATTAAGCAATATATGGACATCTTCTCTATCTACTTCTTTAAGAATTTCCTTAAATGTTTGGAATCCTATCATCTCTGTTATTGCATTTGATATTGGTACAATGATCGTATCTGCATAGGCTAAAGTAATACGGTTTAAATCGCTATCAAATCCTCCGATGTCTACTATTAGTATATCTTCGTTATTTTCAAATATAGCAATAAGTTCATCAGCATTTTCTACTTGAAGAACTTCCATAGGTGGCATAGTATATTGCTCTCTAATATCTGCAACTACTCGCAAAGTTTGCTGGAAGTCTAAATCTAAAATCTTAACTTTTTGGCTTCTGTGTTGTAGGGCATTTGCTATATGCCACGCAAGAGTAGATTTGCCAACACCTCCTTTGGTGTGTGCGAATGCTATTATTGTATTCATTTTATCGCTTCCTCATATATGTTATGTATGGTTTTTTGGCATACTCTATGATAGTCGGCTATGTATTTCACAACTCGTGCTACATCATTTGTCACTAGGTGTGTATTTTTGCCTCTTTGATCTGCTCTGTAGAGTCTGCCTTTTTCGTAGTTCCAGTAGGCATTATGAAAAACTATAGTTATTGTTTGTTTTGCTATCTCTTCCCAAAGGTCGTGTAGCTCTTGCCAATCGGCTTGTGAATTATCTGAATAATAAAACAAAAACCCATCTGCTAGAATATCTTTTGCACAACCATCTATGAAATGCTCTTGTATATCTTCTATACATAATGGTGCAATAGCATCTATCCACTCCTCGTAGGCTCTATGGTCTTTCATAAATCGGATGAATTTGTCTCTCATTATGTCTCCTTGTAAAATATTTGAATTGGGTCTATACCTGTTCTGTAGCAGAAATCTAGGATCTCTTTGTAGGGAATGTTTTTTTTAGCTTTTCTTGCTGCTAATGCGAAGGGTGTCATTCTTAAGTGTGTGGCTACATCGTTGTCATAAATCTTGCCTTTTTTTTGTAGAGATATTTCGTCTTTTATTTTTTCGACAATGTCGTTTATATCTCTAGCTTTCTCCATTTTGCAAAGCTTGTACTGCTAGCATAGGCTTTACCCCAAACTCTCCTCTTAGTGCCATTTCGTCACAAAGCTCTTGTTTATAGAGGATTCTTGTGCCTATGCGTTCGTAATTTACTTTTCCTTCTCTTCTCCAAATCCACTGTGCTTGGAGAGATGTGGTGTAGCGTTCCATGAATTGTTGAGGGGTTATTAGTGTTGCCATTTTTTTCCTTTTGGTAGTCTTTTTTCGCTGGCGAAATTTTGTGCCTCTACTATTCTATACGCCTCTCTAGCCTCTTTGGGTGTATTGGCTACTATTGTTTTGCCCTGTACTCTCCAGATGTGCATTCCTATCATTACGGTATCTAACATGTGTATTTCCTTTTGTTTTGGTTTTAAACTCTCTACAAACGCACATATACATATACGCTTGATAAAAAGCTTTGACTACTCTATACTCTGCTTGTAGTTTTCTTAGTCCGTTGCTCAGTACGGATGGTTGTTTTAAATATCTCCTAGCATTTATCTAATTGGATAACACTAGATACGATTAGATAAAGTATTATAATATATTTTCTTACTAAAGTCAAGTATTAAGAATAAATATCTTAGGAGATGATGCTATAGGAGTCTAGGACTCTATAGCTTTTGTCTCTTGGGCTTTTTGCCACGCTTCTTTTTTTACTTCTTGGTGGTCGAGGTAGGTGGCGATACCGATGGCTAGATAGGTCTTCTCCTCTCCTGCCTTCCGCTTTTGCCACGCCTTGGTGGTGATGCCAAGGGCTTTGGCACACTCTTTGCCTGTTGCTTTTCGCATCTTTTCTCCTTAGCAATATACTCTACAAAATATAGCTCCGAAAATAAAAAATAATGATACACTAAGTACAAATATTTTCTCATTTCGCTCCGATTCTCGCTTAAACTCTTCAAAGTCTTTCATCTTATATCCTTTAATATATAAATTTTATAAACACTCATAAAGTGCTTAATTAAACTTATGTTTTATTCTCTCCACAGTTGTGGAGAGTGGAAATGCTAAATACTAATAATACGAGTACTCCCAATGATACACCCTTCTTTATTTTTGAAGTAGTGTATTCTGTTCCTCTTAAACAAGTACACTCCCTCCTGTGAAGACGAGACACACTTCACTCTCTCCCCCTCTTTGAATTTGAGAAGGTCAATGAGCCATCCTCCCATTTCTCTATATTGCCAATATTCCCATATCTCGCTACATACTTGGGCATTCGTTTTCCCCTTAATGTATGCCCTAAGGAAAATGTTTGCATATTTGTGCCCGTTTGCGTGAGAAAAAAGAACATGGTCGATTTCTACCCATTTGGATACGGATTTAAGAGAGTAGAAACTTGCGTTTACCTCATTGTAGTTTTCGCTTGTCAGGAATGTTTTTTGAGCTTCTGAATACTCAAAGCCGTATTTTTCCAAAAAAGCAACATTTTGGTAGAGCAGAGAACCTTCGCAGATTCTATTGAAAAACCTCTCCTGTACCTTATCTTTTCCAAACAGTAGGATACCACCATAAATAGAAATTGTTGTAGGCATATACCCCCCACAAATAGATTTTATCAAAATAAAATCTGCTTCGACATTCCACTGTATTTTTATTTTGGAGTCGGAAATTTTCTCTTTGATATAATTAATATCGGAGGTTTCTACGGCATTATCTATTAGCGCAGACAATGCTAACCTAATTTTTGTTTTTTGTGTTTTATTTGTTTTTTCGCTTTCAATAAGGGATTTATCATCTTTAGTGAGGATACTATCTTCATTAAAGAATTTTTTATAAAGAATAGATGCAATAATTCTTTCATCTTCTATGTCGTATTCTTCGACAACTCTAGCAAAAGGAGGTCTCTTAAATTCCCCTATTATAGTAAATTTTTCTTCGGGGAATCCCTCTTTTAAAAATCTGTTTCCTAAAAAGCTAATTATTTCCATCTCTTATCCTTTTCCGTGGCAGGTCACGACCCTTTAAAAAATTGTAAGCCATAAGGCAAGTTATGTGTTTCTATTTTAGAGCCGTGTGAGGCTCTATTCGGTAGTGTTTGGGGGTTTCATATCTGCTCCTTATTGGCAAAGCATAGGCTTAAGTGTATCTTTGTCTATTTTTATATTTCGTAATAGTTCGGTTAACTTTCTATAGCTAACCTCAACAGCCCTTAAATTTTTTGTTTTAAATGGGGTTGATATGTACGGTATCTTTACCGTGCCATCTGCAGTAATCGATAAATCCCAATCTTGATTTATCGCAAAAAAACTTTCCTCTTCTGTCTCTACCATTATAGCCGAGATATTGCCACACTGGCAACTTCCCACATCATAAAATTTTTTCTCTACATTTTTTATATCTTCCAATTTTGGAAGAACCTCTCTATCATATATCATTTTATTTTTCCTTTTGTATAAATTTTATAAACACTCGTAAAGTGCTTAATTAAACTTATAAGAGCCAAAGAGGCTCTAATATGCACTACCGCTCAAAGTCTACGATAAAAAAATCTTCCCCCTCTGGGTAGTTTCCATAAGCATCGTAGCTGTGGGAGCATCTATAATCACTTTTTATCGTGTTGCTCAGCTCTCTTGTTTTTCCAAAAAACTCTTCAAACTCAATTTGACCATCGTATTTAAATATATAACTACCGCGTGAAATAACATATTTTTTGTTATTTATCTCAAAAACTGTTTTATCATTTTTCCAATTTTTGTACAACTTAGCTTTATCTACTCCATTGTCCCTAAGCAATTCATTTACCATATAGTAAAAACTAACACCACCAGCAACACCACTAAAACTTTTATTTAACTTTCTCATAACCAATCCTTTAATATATAAATTTTATAAACACTCATAAAGTGCTTAATTAAACTTATTCTGCTACTAGCTGGTATCTCCAAGGGTCAAAGCGGGTTGGCTCTCCTTGAAGATTCCCTAAACTCTAGGGTTTCTCTCTCTTTCTTAACCATAGTATATCGCTATTTAGCTTAGAGAAATATTAAAATAACCCCATTTTAGGGTTATTTTAGGAAATAAGCTTGATGGCTTTATCGCTTCTGCTATAACTTGACAAAAGTAAAAAATAATCCTATAATCTCATCTAAGCTTTTTATAACAAGTTGTAACGAGTTATATTATATTGTAGAAAAATAGCAGTTTATCCAGAAGGGAGACCGAATGATCAATCAAGTCCATATATATAAGGCTATTACCACAGCAGTAGCAGTTATTAGCTTAGAGAAGCTAGGAGAGAGCAATGAGTACCAGTAAACCTTATCAATTGAATTTTTCTCTACCTTTTTCGGAAGCTATTAGCGATTTACGCACCTCAAAGGGTCGGAAGATGCGAGTAGATTCGCACAACTATCATGTGCTTTTTGCACTATTTTCTGGAGACACAATTGACGACTATCAAAACAAGCCTCTTGATGCGAATGGGCATCAGATACACAACATCAAAACACGAATAAGTGACCTTTCTAATATGTACAACATAAAGATAGAAAGAGCAGTAGTATCTGGAGAGAAGTATGTAGAGTACTGGATAGATAGGGATCAAAAATGAGTGCAAACAATAATAGTACACTATGTAATATAGACTTTGAGAGAGCTGTTCTTTCTGCAATAATCTTTGATCCTGTACTCTTTGATAGTGTGGGGATCAAACTGCAATCTTCTGATTTTTATCTGCCTTTTCATCAAAGCCTTTTCTCTGCTATGGAGACGCTCTCAATAGCAGAGAAGCCTCTTGATGAAAAGTTTTTAGCAGTAGAGCTTACAAGAAAAAACAGTTGGAACGAAGAGAAGATGCTAGAGGTTCTCTCTGCTACCCCTATTAGCAATATAGTACACTATGTTAGGCAACTTATTAGCTATTCGAATGCTAGAAAGTTGAATGCTCTTGCATTAGGTATAGGCAAAGAGATACAAGATCAAAGTTCTAGTGTTGATGATGTGTTGATGATGGCACGAGAGAAGATGGAAGAGATAGAAGGGGATGGGTTTGAGATTGGGATAGTTGGAGCTAAGGAGCTAAAAAAAGAACTCCCTACCTTTCATCTTGCTAATTGGCTACCTATTCCCTCCTCTGCTATCACGATGCTATCGGCGGACGGTGGCGTGGGGAAAACTTGGTTAGCTCTACAAATAGCGGTGAGATATGTAGTAGAGAACCGTTTTAAAAAGAGAGCATTCCTATGGTTAAGTGAAGATCCAGAAGCGGTAATAAAACAGAGATTATGGGATGTGGTGGGGTTCTTGGGCTTCGCTACTAGCTATGATAATATAGTACACTGTATAGACTTTACTACTACAGAACCACCATCTCTTATTGTCAGAAAAGGGTTCAAGACTTCTAATATAAGCTCAAAATTTTATCGGATAAAGCAACAGCTAAAAGGGTATGGACTCATTGTCCTTGACCCCTTGTCTAGCTTTATGGGTGGGGATGAGAATGACAATAGCGAGGCTTCTACATTTATGAAGCCTTTTAAAAAGTGGGTTGCAGATGAGGATAAGAGTATTATCTTCTTGCATCATCACACCAAGGGAGATGGCAAGAGTGCAGGAGTATTTAGAGGTGCGACAACTATACGAACCTCTGTTAGAATTGCGTATGAGATGGACTTTCTACGAACAAGCAAAGGAGAAAGACTCTCTACAGATATACACAAGAGAGCCATCAGGCTAACTAAAGACAATTGGGGTGGCGGTAATGGCATTAAGACTCCCCTTGGTGGTGTGGTGCTTAGACAGATAGTACCAGCTACACCTGCATTTGAAGTATTGTATGAAGAACAAAATACAACTTCTGCTTCTATGCCAACTATCTAAGGGAATACAATGAACATTACAAAGTCAGGATTATATGACAACTATCCTATCTACTATGTCCAGGAACTCAAACGAGCTGGGCGGAGAGATATGGCTATGGCTTTTATGGATTATTGGGACGACTATCGTTCGGAGGATGTGCAAGCGAAAGCATACTATGCAAAGGTTTGGCATAGCTCGTATCGAAGTAGAGGGAAGATTACGCTGGGTATTTCTCGTAGTGTAGCCTCTTCTTGGATAGAAGAGTTCACGCATATCATTGCGAAGTTCGAGGCTTCTTGGAAACTGTTTGAGGCTACTAATAAAGGTGCTATGGATAGAAGCGTGGAAAAATCAATCGAACAGCAATCAAATTATAGTAATACAAATAAAAGCTCTAAGAGACCTAATAATAGGGCATCTGCGAGAAATCAACCGAACACTAATCGAACATCAATCGACACAAAACTGTTAACAAGTAACAATATAAATAATATAGATTTTTCTATTGAAGATTTGGAAGTAAGTAAAGAGCTATTAGTTTGCATCAAAGAGCTTGTACCTAACCTTAAAGAACCGAATATAGAAACTTGGGCAAGAGAGTGTAAACAAATGAGAGAAGAGGATAGTAGAAGTATCGAACAGATAAAAAACATGATGAAGTTTATCTATTCGGATGAAGATAGCTTTGGACTGTGGGATGGGTCGTTTTTTAAAGGGCAGATAATGAGTATGAAGACACTACGATCAAAGTATGATCAAATGTCTCTACAGATTAAAGTTGCGTATGAAAAGGAGAATAGATGAGTTGCGTGGATGGTAGGATGAATGGGCGTGAGTATATCGGAACTTGGTTGGCTCGGTACTTTGGCTTAGACTCTAGGTACTTTGCAAAGATGAACACTCGGAGAAATACAACTGTATATGAGGGAGTAGAGACAAAGAAGATAGATAGAGTAGTTATAGTCTATATGCCTTGCCACATAGCACACTACATATCACAAGGCTTTGTTGCGTGTCGAGTAGAAGATGGAGATGACATAGATTTTGAGTATGTGTTCCCTCTCACAAAAGATACTCGGATAGGGTTCTGGAAATGAAACGGTTATGCGATATACACGGATTATGGAGCAAGACGACAACTGTGACTCGTTGCCCACAGTGCAAGACTCAGACAGCGAAAAGCTATGACAAGACTAGCAGAGATAAAGATTTGGATAAGTTCTACCACTCAATCAATTGGAAGAGAGCAAGAATTAGACAGCTTCGAGCAAATCCTCTTTGTGTTGAATGTCATCGACCTGCACAGATAGTTGATCATATTATAGAGTTAAGATATGGTGGGGCAAAGTTGTCAAGCTCAAACCTGCAATCTATGTGCAAACCCTGCCATAATATCAAAACTGTTCAAGAGAGAATCAAGAGGGGAGGGGCGGTCAAATCTCTACCGAACGACGACCGCTACACCGAACCCCCTGCCGAGAAAACACAAAAACTGTTTTCAGGGGGTGGGGTATGAGTTCTGTAACAGTAGATTGGGAGTCAGTTCGGTTTGAATTTGAAAATAATAAATGGACGCTAGCCCCTCTAGCCGCCAAATATAACACCTATCCCATGGCAATATCTCGAAAATCTAAAGAAGAGGGATGGGTTAAATTTGACCCTGTTATGGCACAAAAGTCCAAAGATGTTACGACTCCATCCAACCCCCAAAATATACTAGATGTAGTCGCTCAGCGCAAGGTTAAAGAGATTATTGTTGAGTTGGGTGACAACTACTCCCCTATAGACGAACCTCTAGTCTTGATCTATGGTGTTTTCTATGAGGAGTTCTTGCGATTGACTCTAGCCATAAAAGAAGAGAAGGATCTTCTCACGAGCAATAAAGGGAATATATACACAAACCCACGCTACAATAATTGGCTAGCAGTCTCTGAACGACTAGCAAAAATAGGAGACCGCCTAGGTATGTCTGTTGCTTCAAGAAAGAGGCTCGGCTTGAGTATGGGAATAGACAAAGAAACAACCCTGCTAGACTTCATAGACGAAATCTCCTCAAGTACTGGTGAGACATTCGAAATATGACCAAGATAACCCCATCCTACACCCTCACCTTTGACCGACATAAGCGAGATTTAGAAGCATCTCGCGATGGGTCGAAGCCTCACTTGCGGTTTAACGACGCTATAGCACACAAGTATGTGTCTCTCCTCCAAACTTTTAAACATTACAAGGGAGAAAAAGCAGGGCAACTTCTCATATTGGAAGATTGGCAGAGGAAAGCAATAGGGATATGGGCAGGATGGGAGAAAAAAAACGAAGAGGGGACATGGCTCAGACGATTTGATGAATCTCTTTGGCATTTGCCGAAAAAAAACGGCAAGACAATCATTGGTTCTGGTCTTTCCATCGTTGACACTATCCTGAGGGGTGAGCAAGGTGGAGAGGTATATGCCTTTGCAACAAAAGCAGCTCAAGCGTCTCTCGCGTGGGATGGTTTTGACGAGATGCTAAAATCCCATGACCTCTTGAAGAAATACTACTCGCTCGCCTACTCCACGATAAAATTCTCGGCGAACAACACAGAGTTCAAAAAGCTCGGCAAGGATTCCAAAGGTACAGGAGTCGATGGTATCTCTGCAACTTTCGGACTCTCCGACGAACGCCACGCCCAAACAGACAATAAAGTCCGAGATAATGTCAAATCCTCAATGATCTCTCGCAAGCAACCGCACCTTATGGATATTAGCACAGCAGGTCTCTCTGTGGGAAGCCCCTATTACGAAGACTACCTACACGCCAAAAAAGTAGTCGAGGGAACTATAGAAGACGATACCCTATTTGTGTTCATAGCCGAAGCTCCAAAGAAGCCAAAGGGAGATGAATACAACGATTGGTACTTCAGAGAAGAGGTTTGGGAAGCGGCTAACCCAAACTATGGCGTGTCTGTCACAAAAGATTTCATGCGGACTACCGCCAAGCGAGCGAGAGAACGCCCAGAACTGCTCGCCAACTTCCTTACGAAGCATTTGAATGTTTGGAGAACCGCTGCAAACAACTACATAGATTTAGATGATTGGAACGCGTGCGTTGGTGAGGTAGACACATCTGGAGAGTTCATCGGTGGGCTTGATCTCTCCCTTAGAGACGATTTTTCTTCTTGGGTGAAACTCTATAAAGTTAATGGCAAATACCATCTCAAGCCACACTTTTATATTCCAGCGGACACTATCCAAGAGAGAGAAAAACTACTAGGCATCAATCTCTCTGCATGGGTAGACAAGGGGTACATCACAGCGACTCCAGGGTCAACTATCAATTATATGTACATCTATAATGACATACTAGAAGAGATCAACAGCATGACAATGCTCGGCTACGATGTAGCCAAAGCAAAAAATCTTATCAAACTAATATCAGAAACGATAGATACAGCTATGCTGCTAGAGTTTGATGAAGACCTAGACCACGAAAACCTAGACAAATACAGAGATACTTATGATGAGTGTATACCCATCACCCAAGGTTTCAGGACGCTGTCCGAACCTACGATATTGTTTTGGAAGCTCATCTCTAGCGGTCAATTCGTCCATGATGGTAATCCTTGCATGACTTGGATGGTCTCAAATATGACAGTAGTCCAAAACGCACAGGACAATGTGATGCCTGATAAGTCTCACCCCATACGGAAGATTGACGGCGTAGCTGCAACAGTGAACGCCCTTGCTCTATATCTTGGGACTACGGATGTGTCGACCACATCCATCTACGAAACCAGAGGAATGCGGTCATTATGATTTCGCCAGCGAAAAATAAAAAAGGAACCAAGATGAAAATAGGTGGACTATTTGCAGGGATTGGAGGCATAGAGCTTGGCTTTAAACAAGCAGGCTTTGATATTGCATGGGCAAACGAGATGGACAAGAATGCGTGTGTCACATATCGCCAAAACCACACTCACAAACTTTTTGAGAAAGATTTAAACGACCTAGAGACCTCCGAGGTCGCACCAATAGACATATTGACAGGCGGTTTTCCGTGTCAAGCTTTTTCTATAGCTGGACACCAACAAGGGTTCTCTGATACTCGGGGCAATGTCTTTTTTGAAATATTGAGATTTGTTGACGCTCTATCGCCTAGAGTAGTATTTTTAGAAAATGTAAAAAATCTAGTGGGGCATGATGAGGGCAAAACTTTCCAACGCATTACTTTGGAGCTTGTGGGCAGAGGGTATATTGTCCATTCAAAAGTTTTAAACTCTGCAGAATACGGAAACATACCGCAAGGAAGAGAGAGAATCTATATCGTTGCCTTTAGAGATCATATTGTTGCGTCAAGGTTCTCTTTTCCAAAACAAAATGCTAACAGTAAAAGTCTCTGACCTAACAGACGCTACAGCAGACAAAAAGTTTTACTATACAGAGAGCCGCTATTATCCCCAGCTCAAACGCGAGATGAATAATACAGCTAGTGTATATCAATGGCGACGCACTTATACACGAGAAAACAAAAGCGGTTTATGCCCTACTCTAACTGCAAATATGGGAACGGGGGGACACAATGTGCCTCTCATAATTGACGATAAAGATATACGAAAATTAACACCTAGAGAGTGTGCGAGACTCCAAGGCTTCCCTGAAGATTTTATCTTGCCTCAAAAACTTTCTAACTCTGCCCTCTATAAACAGATTGGAAACTCTGTCACCGTCCCAGTCATACAGGCTATTGCAATAGAAATAAAAAAGAGTTTCGCCAGCGAAAAATAAAAAATAATATAACTTTTCATAACAGTAGGAACCATCGTTCCCACACTCCTTGCTATACTGCTACAAATCAAGGAGATACGATGTCAGAGCCACTCAAGCAAATACTTGTCTACCATTCACTCATCACACTTTTGCTACTCATCATATCATCCTCTTTTTTCATATTCCCACTTGGTGGAGCAGAAGCATACCTTGGGAAGATAGCAATAGGACTCACTCTCTTCATTCAACCCATATCAGTCATTTTCGAGATCAACGAACTATCCAAGGTAGACGAAAATGCGTAAGAACATGACGCGGTCTGATCCTATCGCACTGAGTGATCCAGCTATCAACTCTGTGTTTTCTGGACTTTTCAATACAGCCAAGTCAGGGGTTACGGTCAACCAAGACACCGCCACTCGCCACACCACGGTATACGCTTGTTATAAGGTATTATCCGAGGGAGTTGCAGGACTTCCCCTAAACCTAATGAGAAGCAAAAAGAAAAACGGCAAAGCACACAAAGAAAAAGCCATAGAACACCCACTCTATAACCTCCTGCACCTCCGACCAAATGACGAGATGACCTCATATACTTGGATGATCGCGACTATGCTCAATCTCGTGAGCCGTGGAGTAAGCTATTCTCAGATTATTCGTAATCAAAGAGGAGATATTGCAGCAATATATCCTCTACTTTCCGACAATATGCAAGTATATAGAGACGAAAATAATAAGATGTATTTCGTTTATAACTCTAGCAAATATGGACGAGTACTCCTTAGCAAAGACGAAGTCCTGCATACACTAGGTTCTACACTAGACGGCATCAATCCCATCTCTCCTATTCAGGCAAACGCTAATTCTTTAGGTCTATCTATTGCTATGGAAGAATTTGGTTCAAACTTTTTTGCAAATGGTGCAAATGGTTCTGGAGCATTTACTACAGATCAAGAGCTTAGTGAGGATGCCTTTAATCGACTTAAATCTGATTTAAAAACGAACTATACCTCTTTGATGAACTCAGGGAAACCAATGCTTCTTGAAGAGGGGTTAAAGTATGATAAGTTTACTATACCAAATAACGATAGTCAATTTTTAGAATCTCGCAAATACCAAAGAAGTGAAATAGCTTCTATATTCAGAGTGCCTTTACACATGATTAATGACTTAGAAAAATCCAGCTTCAACAATATGGAGCAACAGAGCCTTGACTTCGCGATACATACACTCCGACCATGGGTTATTGCGTTAGAACAATCTATGACTGTAGCATTTTTTGGAACTAGCTCTGAGTACTATATTAAATTTAATCTAGCTGCCCTACTTCGAGGAGATACCAAAACAAGATACGAAGCCTACGGCACAGGTATCAGAGACGGATGGCTCACACGAAACGAAGCAAGAGAGATGGAAGATCTCAATCCAATTGACGGACTTGATGATCCTATATTACCACTGAACATGACAAATTTAAAAGAGGAGAACTAATGCTACGACCAAACACAAGAACCTCCGCCGAGATAGTATCTCAACTGAGTACCAGACAGATAGGACGATCTGCCAGAGCAGACCCAAGCCTTATAGACGAAAAGACACGCACAGTGCCGTTCATTATTATTTCTGACGAAAATAGCTGTGAGAGATACGACTGGTGGGAGAATGAAGTCTATATCGAAGAGATTGATATCGGAGGGGCAGATGCAACAGAACTGAAAACATTCTTCAAAGACCACCGACCATCTGTAGATAATGCCATCGGTCGAGTAGAAAATATCCGCACCGAAGATGGACAGATGAAAGTAGATGTTGTCTTTGGGCGTGATGACGATAGTTTTAAAATCTTTCGTAAGTACCTTGATGGCATCTTAACAGATGTATCAATCGGCTACACTATACAGGAAGTAATCACTACCGAAAAAAAAGATGAACCAACGCATGTACTCGTGACAGCCTGCTCCATTCATGAGTTATCCGCGGTGTGGAAAGGAGCCGATAAAAATGCAGTTGTTGGGAGATCATCACCAAAACCAAAAAAAAAGAAAAAGAAAAAAGATAAAAGAAGCGTAGCCATGCTACAAAGAAAACTAAGATTAAAGGAAAAACTATGAACGAACATCTCAAAAAACTACTCGACGAAAGAGCGGCAAAAGCTGACGCTATGCGTGCTTTGCTAGATGGTGCAGAAGCAGAAACTCGCAACCTTACAGGTGCAGAGGGTGAGAGCTATGATGCCCTCGAAGCTGAGTACGACGACCTCACTCGACAAATCGAAAGAGTGCAAAAGCAGATAGCTAGAGAGACAGACCTAGATCAATCACTCAGCAAGCCGCTACATGGTGGTGGCGATGAAGATCAAAGAGATGACGACAATGCAGCCACATATCAAAGAGCTTTTTGGAAAGCCCAAAAAGGTGAAGCACTTGACACTACAGAGCATAGAGCTCTGAGTGTCGGAGCAGACGACAAAGGGGGGTATCTCGTGCCTGAGTCTTTTGCCACGACGATTATCGCTGGATTGACTGCCAAATCTTACATAAGAAATGTTGCAACTGTTTCTAGCTCTACCTCCACAGAAAATCTACCCGTGGAGGGCGATGATGGAGAGAACTCTTGGATAGATGAAGCTGGCACATATGCAGAGAGTGACCCTACTATTGGTAGAGTGGTTCTCAAAGCATACAAGACAGGTCGCATCGTCAAAGTCACGGACGAAGCTCTTCAAGATACCATCCCCAGCATAGAATCCTATGTTAGTATGAAATTTGTGAACTCTACTACCAAGTCTGAAGAAGCTGCCTTTGCTACAGGCAACGGAGCTCTCAAGCCTACAGGCGTATTGGTCACAGCTGAGACAGGTGTGACAACCGCCTCAGCTACAGCTATCGACTCTGATGAGATTATAGATCTTGAGTATAGCCTAGATGAGGACTATGAACAAAACGCATCTTGGATGATGAACAAAAACACTAAAAAACTTATCCGTAAGCTGAAAGATGGCGATGGCAATTATCTCTGGTCGCGTGGCTTTGCTGGTGAGCCAGACACTCTCGATGGCTACCCTATTATTGTCAACAAGCATTTTCCTGATGTTGCTACAGGTGCGAGTCCTATTGCGTTTGGTGACTTCTCTTATTACCACATCAAGGACAGAAGCGTAATGACAGTTAAAAAGCTAACTGAGAAATATGCGGATACTGCTCATGTAGGTTTTAGAGTTGACAAGAGAGTTGACGGAAAGCTCGTGATACCAGGTGCCGTTAAAAAAATGGTAATGGCATAAGGAGCAGTAGATGAAAATCAAACTTCTAGTAGGACGGTCTGACGCTAATGGCTCTTCTCCCTCTGCTGGAGATGAGATAGAAGTGAGTGATAGAGAGGCGTATGCCCTTATCTCGACCAACAGAGCAAAACCCAAAGTAAAGAAAGAATACACAGAACTCCTACAGCGTCTCGAAGTAGCAGAGCAAGAAGCCACAGCACAAGAGAGCAAACTCCTCGCAGTGCAAAAAGAGAAGGAACTAAAAGATGAAGCATACGCACTACTGGAAGATCTACGGGCGATTGTTTCCACCATAGTTATCATTGATAGTGCTTTCGTGGATGAGATAACGCTCAAATATCATGATCTGTTTGTGTCGCTCAAAGAAAAAGAGGAGGAAGAATAATGAAACTAAAGCTCATCACCCCCACAATGTCCACACCGATAACGCTAGAGCAGGCAAAAGCCTACTATAGAGTCATCGGAGATGAAGAAAATGAGGTGATAGAGCGTACCATTACTACAGCAATTAGCAAAGCAGAACAAAAAACCAACCGACAACTAATGGGTGCATCAAGCTATGAAGGCTATATGGACACTTTTCCGAATGCTGTAGTTTTACCAAAGCCTCCATTTATTTCGCTGTCGAAAATTGAGTATGTAGATATAGAAGGTGAAACGCAACTATGGGAAGATTATGAAATTGATGATTTTGTAGAACCTGCTGTTTTGCACTTTCTCTCAAAACCGATAGATGCAAATGGAAAGTTAAATAGCATAAAAATTACTTTTGATTGTGGATATATAGATTTACCAGAGCCTATAGTCTCGTGGTGTCTCATCTATGGTCTTACACTTTTTGAAAATAGAGAGAACCTAGTTATAGGCACTATCGTAAGTGAGAAGGCTAAGGACTACTACAATCATCTCCTAGACAGCTATAGGATCATACCAGTATGAGAGCAGGAAACTTATCAAAACTCGTATCAATCGGACACTCAATCGAGGCTATAGATGCCGTGGGTGGTGTAGAACTAGTTTGGACAGAGTATTCAAAAGCTTGGGCTTCTATCACTCCACTCCGCGGTACAGAAAAGTGGGTATCAGCAGAAAAGCACGCCACCGCCACGCACGCTATCCGCATCCGATATATCGCAGGGGTAACACCCTCTATGCGTATAGAGTACAACGATAGAGTGTTTGATATTCTTTCTGCTATCAATGTTGGGGAACGAAACAAAATGATAGATATAGTAGCAAAGGAGCAGTTATGACAGATGGCTTTAAAGAGATTGAAGCACTACTAAGCAAACTCCCAGACACTCTCCAAGAGAAAGTCATAGAGGGAGCAGGCAGAGCAGCCGCAGCGAGCATAGCCAAAGAAGCGAGAGCATTGGCTCCTCTAGATACTGGACTCTTAAAGAAATCTATCAAAGTCCGTAAGTACAAAGGCAAAGACCCAGAAAACAAAGTCAGATACCTCGTAGTAGCTACGAGCAAAGTATCTGGCTCTAGTAGCTTCGACTCTGCTCTAGCAGGAGCAGGGAAGATAAAGTGGTCTGCCACAGCATACTACGCCCATATGCAAGAATTTGGCACTTCCAAGATGAAGGCTCAACCATTTATGACTCCTGCGTTCGAGTCCAAAGGTGCAGAGAGTACACAGGTGTTCATTGACTACGCGAAAAAGCGTACCGAAAAAGAGTTAGGAAAGTTGGCGATATGATAGAGCAAGAGCTATACGAGATACTCAAAAACAGTATTGATCTAGTAGAGGGGAGAGTCTATCCACAGATTCTGCCTCAAAGTTGTATCAAACCAGCTCTTGTCTATACAGTACTCTCAGACTTGCAAGAACAAGGGATAGATGGAGCTATAGCATCTAACCCAATAAGAGTACAAATAGATGTCTATAGCACAAAGAGCTATCTACAAGCAAAAGAGATAGCCAAAGAGGTTCGAGCCTCTCTAGTAGTTTTAGAGGCTTTTAATATACATATTGTAGATGGTTTTGAAGAAGAACACGAACTCTTCAGGCAAATCATCCAATTTAACACAAGGAAAAATTATGAGTAGAGATGGAACATCAGGTAATTTAACAAAGCTTTTTATTAGTGCAGATGACGGTGCAACTTTTGAGAACTTGGGGTGTGTTTACACCTTCCCAGACATAGACTATGGTAAACATACATCAAACAAAGACTACTGTGTAAGTTCAGATGAACCTTTTATTAGTCTAGGACAATTAGAGTTTGGTGAAATATCGGTCGAGTATGCTTGGACAGAAGATGCAGCAGCCGCAGGAAACGACTTAGCAAGAGCAGCACACACAGCTATTACCCAAACAGACAAAACAGTCAAGATCAAAGTAGAACTCAACAATACGCCTGATGGTGGCACTAGTCCAACTATCTATGAAATCCCTGCCATCATCACTAGCTATAAACATACAAATATTGTCAAAGATGGCGTAATCAAGACTATGATTACTCTTGAGCAAACAGCAGTACCGACAGCTACAGCAGCAGTCTAACCTAACAGTAGGGTGTGAGTATCCCACCACATATCAAAAGGAAAAAAATGATTACATTATCCACTAAAGTCCCAGTTTTTATCAAAAATGGAGATGAGACTATTCTTGATATAGAAGTCTCTAGCAGAACACTTACGAAAAAAGAGCAAAAGAAGCTCATGAAGATGGCAGATACTGCCACCAACCCAGACGCGAAGATGAGTGAAAATTTAACAAGCCTTGAAGCTGTAGCCAAAGCACGATTTGATTTACAGATTGAAGGCAAAGAGAAAGAGGCACTCTCTAAATTTTGTGAAGAGTATGGCTATAGTATTGTACTCCAAGAGATAGATACACGAGTAGCAGAAATCAAGGGAAAGTAGCCTTAGAGGTAGCAACTCTCCTACGAGAGAATGCCAAAGAATTTCCTCTGCATTTTGGCACATATCAGCAAGCTCTTTATGGGGCTTGCACAAAATGTGAACCTGAATATGTAGGAATGGTAGGAGTAGTAGGGTATCTCTATAGTTCGGTCACAGATGCTATCAAGGAGTCGAAACTCCCATTTGAGTTTCGACAAACCCTTATGGCAATAGGTAGATTAGTCTATCTATCCGATGAAGATTTTGACAAGCGATTGGCTAGTGATAGCCTACAAAAAATAAATGCCCAAGATATACAAGAGGCATTCCAAGGCGATTAATTTCGCTGGCGAAAGTTTCTATAGAGCAGTCTAAGACTGTTGCATAGAGGCAAAGAGGAGAGGATATGGCAAAGGTAGGCACAGTATTTATCGAAGTAGACGCAGATACGGCTAAGTTGGTTAAAGGGGTAAAAAGAGCCAATAATCAGCTTGCGTCAATGCAAAGAAGCTTTAATAAGACTAAAAGTGATATAGCAAATTTTGCCAAAGCAGCAGCAGGGTTTTATGTTTTTACAAAAGCTACAGAACTTGCAACTGTAGCTATGCAAGATTTCCTTGCTACTGCCTCTAGTTCAGAACAATACGCTAATCGCATGTCTAGCTTCACGCAGTCTATAGCACAAAACAGAGCAGAATTAGCAAGAGCCACAGGGTTTGCGTTAGACTACAATCAATCTATCAATCAAACGACAGAGACTCTTCTTTTGATGAAAAACTACGGTCTCAAAGACACTACCGAACAACTAAAAATCTATGCAAATACAGCGATGGGAAGTGGCAAGTCTGTATCTCAATTTGCAGAAGCTATGGCAGATGCTCTTACCGGAGAGAATGAGAGGCTTAAAGAATTTGGAGTCAAAGCAGCAGTACAAGGGCAAAATGTGGCTTATGCTTGGACAGATAGCTCTGGAAAAGTAAGAAATGTTACTATTGCAAACAATAAAGATATTATTGATAGTACCCTAAGTGCGATATTTAATGAAAAATATGTGGGGCAGCTTGATGCCTATGCGAGTAGCTGGGACGGAACAATACAAGGGATTAAAAATCAATACTCTGTTTTTCAGTCTGAAGTGATGGACGCAGGGGTATATAACTACCTTAAAGGTACTCTATCTGAGGTAAGTGCTATTGCTACAGGTATGTTTGCAGGTGGGAAAGCTAATGCCAAAGAGTATGCAAATGTTGTGATTGGAGGGATAAAAACAATCATTTCTGCTGTAGGTGCAAGCTATGATATTTGGAATGGGATAAAAGCAGTCTATGCAAGTATTAAGGTCGCATTCTTATCCTTGGTTGTAGGTATTGGAGAGGGCATAAATCTACTTGGTAGGGGTTGGGATAGCTTTACTACTGGTGCAGCTACTGCTATGAAAGCTTGGATAGATGCAGCAGGAAAAGGATTTGTGGGGTTTGTAAACTTTCTCTTGGGTGGAATAAACAAGGTCGTAAATGGATTTATGTCTCTTGGCAGTACTGTTTTAGAAGCTATGGGAATGGAAGGACTACAACCTATAGATATTAAAATGGATCCTTATGTATCTAGCCTAGAAGTTATAAAAACCAAGAGTGAAGATATTATAAACCTAGACTGGTCTAACTCTAAACTGACTGAAGCAGCTACAGACTTGAATGGATTAATGACTAGTATTATTAATGAAGATGGTAGTAAAAGAGCAGCAGAGGCTATAGCCAATATAGATGCAAATGTAGCAAAGCTAACAGTTACGGAATCTAAAAACAATAAAGAAAAAGACCTTGCAAGACAAAAGCTAGATGCTATTGGTGCAGGATATGGCGGCATTGGAGAAAAAGCAAAAGAGGCAGGAGCTAAAGCAAAAAAGGCAGATGATACAGCTGCATCATCTGCTAAAAAAGCAGCTACAGAACAAAAAAAGATTGCAGAACAAAGAAGAAAAGAGATGGAGAAAACAGCAAAAGAAGCCGAAGAATATGGCAACCGATTTGCTGATAGCTTCTCTACAGGATTTGATTCTATGCTTCACGGAGATGTTAAAGATAGCTTCTTGAATTTCTTTGATGACATCGGTGGTAAGATGATGAAACCTTTTGTAGATGAGATGAGCAAAGACCTCTCTACAATGCTCTCTGGTGCAACTGCTGGACTTGGGAATTTTGGGAGTTTGTTGACTGGTGGTGTGATGCAGATTGGTACGGCTCTTCTCTCTGAAATGTTTGCAGGAGATACAATATCTGACGCAGAGATGAAAGATGCAGAGGGGATTACAGGAGTACTCTCTGAAAGTGTTATAAACTCTATAGAGAATATAGAAAAAAATGGACTTCTAGGATTAGATTATAGTAAGCAGATGGTAGATAGCCTACAGCTTTTGGTTAGTCTGGGGAATACGGCGGCATCTAATGTTGGTGGAGACCTAACTGGAGATGATTATGTATCATCAACTAAAACAGGATTTTTTAACGATAGATCCAAAGAGCTTGTAGCTACAGGTATAGCACTAGACCCTGCAACAATAGCAGAACTCAATGCAGGGCAGTTAACTGCTAGTGAGTATATGACAGAGAAGATTACCGATAGCGGTTTTTTAGGCATTGGTGGTGGAGAGAAGATAAAAACACGAGACCTTGGTCAAGCAGATGACTCTGTACTTGATCCAATCAACGAGGCATATCTCGCAGGGATAGAGACACTCCAAACCTCTGCTGAAGCTTTAGGTATTGGTACAGAAGAGTTTACTATAGCGAGTGAAAAGTGGACTACTTCAATGGCAAATCTAAATTTTGCAGGTAAGTCTCAATCAGAGATAGCGGATATGATTACAGGTGCTATCTCCTCTGACCTTGATACATTAGCAGGTAGTTTAGGCTCTGCCTCCGAATATATAGAGATGTACAAACTAGCAGGAGAGGGACAATCAGAGACTCTCTTTAGATTAGTGAATGAGTTTGAGCTTGTTAGTTTATCGTTTGAACATCTTGGACTTACGATGCCAGAAGTTGCAATGGGTGGTTTGGCTCTTGCAGATTCTCTTGCAGTAGCAGCAGGAGGCATAGACCAATTTTTGGCAAATATGGGGAGCTTTACTAACAACTTCTATACCGATGCAGAGATTGTGGCAATGCTTGGTAGCGACCTAACGGCTACTATGCAGACTATGGGGCTTTCTTTGCCTCCTACCGCTTTGGGCTTTAGGCAAGTTACAGAGCAGGCCATGATTACAGCAGCAGCAAGCCAAGCTGAAGCTACTGCACTCTATGCACAAGCCCAAGCGGCCACTATTGCAGGAAATGCAGTAGCTGCTAGTGCGTATCAGATGGCAGCAGCTGCCGCACAACTCCAAGCAGACATCAATGCGGCAAAGGTCAATACTCTTTTGTCCGCATCCGCAGATGCAGCAAAATATTATGAGGGGATGGGAACATCTATCAAAGAGGTCACTTATCAGGCGGCCGCTGTACCAAAAGCGGTTGCACCAGTAACTAGATCTCTAGGCTCTTCTATACCAAAGGCAGCCTCTTCTGCATCTACAGCTCTTAAGACGGTATATGCGTCTTTGACAGATATAGCATCTTTAAAATCCGATTGGATGGATGATGCATCTGGTGCAAAGCTACAACTAGATGCAGTCATAGCAGAAACAGGAATCAAAAATGTGAATTTTGATAATTTCTTGGAAAAATTCACACAAGCATCTTCTAAGAAAATGACAAGTGATGAGTTGAGCGAATGGAAAGATCTCTCTTCCGCTCTAAAATCTTTGGAAAATACTTTTGCAACAAAAGATGATAAGCTAGACCTCAAAGCAGATTGGATAGATGAGCTAGATGCTAAGAAGATGCAACTAGAGATGGTAGTGCAAAACACAGGATTAGTAGGGATAGATTCATCAAATTTCCTTGAGGAGTTTGAGAAAGCTTCTCTTGGAGAGATGAGCAAAGATGAT